CCATATCACCTTTCATATCACCTTTGTTAAACTGATCAACGTCAGTAGGTGTTAGCAACATACCTAATGAGTCAACTACAAATAGTACTTTAGGACGGTCTTCTTCCGCCATTTCTTTGTAATCTTTCATAAACAACGAAATAGTTTTTGCTACATCGTCAATCATGCTCATATTCAGTTTCATTAACTTGTCTTCTGATGTATCTACATCTAGAGCATGTAGCCAAGACTCGTCGAGTGCGTTCTCTGAGTCAATTAAAACTACAAAGATGCCTTGCTGTTGTGCGTATTTTACAATGTTACCTGCACAGATATATGATTTACCTGCACCAGATTCACCTGCAAATACAGTTACCTTACCCATCGGAACACCTTTGTGAAAGTCTCCTGAAATAAGATAGTTGAGTGCATAGTTACCCGTACTAATCCAATCTGTAGGATCGTTAAATCCTGCACTCATACCTGTAATGGATTTAGTTAACGAAGTTCGAAACTTTGTTGGGTCAAATGCTTTATTCGCCATGTGTTTCTCCTAATCTAAAAAGCGTGGCAACTATTAACTTTTGAAGTGTTGACAGGTAAACCGTGAATCTCTACTTCGGTTTCGTTAATAGCTGCCATATTGTTTTACTGTCCTTGACGTGCTCTAATCATTGCTAGAATGTCTTGAGCATTGCCACCTTCTGCAGGAGCCGCTTCAGCTGCTGGTGCTGGAGTAGGCTCTGGTGCTGCCTCTGCTACTGGAGCAGGTGCTGCCGCTGGTGCTGGAGCACTTTGACTTGTAGCTGTAGCTGCCGGACTTGCTGCTACATTTGGGTCACCTGTACGTGCTGCCATTCCTGCTGGGCGGAAGTAATTACTCCAACGATCTGGATCATATGCTTCACCGTCTACTGACGCTTCAAACATTTCTTGCATGACTTTAATCGCTGTCTCGTCTGGCTTTTTAGGTAAGAAGTCACTCAAATTATACAATCCGTGTGTATTAACCGCAGCCATTTCTGCATCACCTAGTGGACGTTCTCTACGAGCCCAGTTAGACGTTGAATAGTCTGCGTAACCGCCTTTCGATGTTTTGTTAAGACGGAAGTCTACACCTGCTGTGTAATCTGTTGGCAATTCTTCCATGTCTGGATCCATAAGCGCCTGCTTAATGATCTGGAAGATTTGAGGACCAATAATAAATCTACGGATTGGATTCTCCGGAGTTGTGTCCTCGCTTAGTGGATTGTCCGTTACAAAGCCTTGGAAAATGTATGAACGCTTTTTCCAATACTTACGACCCATATCTTCAAGACTTGCGTCTTTAAACCAGCCACGTACTTCATTAAGAATGTTACATGTTTCGCCATACATTTCCATACATGGAATTTGTACTTGTACTGGACGTGAGTCAGTTTCGCCTTTTACGCCTGCAAATGGAAGTTTGATCATCAAACGTTCTACCCAGAAAAACGTGTTATCTGGATTGCCGTCAGGAAGGAAACGTAGCGTAGAGCTATCGCCTTCTTTCATATTCCAAAATGGGTAAATTGCGTTGTCACCGCCTGTGGACGGTCCAGAACCACCTGTGCGTGATTCTTGTTCTTTGAGCTTTGCTCGGATTTCTGCTAATGATGCCATAGTTGTGCCTCCTATAATGTTATGCCTATGTGCTTTTGTGCCTATTTGTTTGTAGCACAGTATTTATTATATGCTCTACTACAAACAAAGTCAAGTCTTTTTTTAAAGAAAAAACATAAAAACTTAAAGAAGATTAGCCAATTAACGTAAACCGGCTAATCTTCTCATATCGTCAAACTCTTGTGTATCTATTTGTTGCGGGTTCATACGCATTTGATATTCTTCAAAAGTTTGATTAATTCTTTCAATAAAGGCCTTTGCGGGTTCTATGAACTCTTCGCCATAGTCCTTTTCAATCATAGTTAATACAGCCGTTTCGCCTTTTGGAAACTCGCCTGTTTCTTTATCATAATAACTTAATACAAATTCGCCTAGTGGTGTCTTACCTTCTTTTTCTAATGTAATTTCGTCGCCGTCTGGGCCTTGGATCTTATCGCCTTTTTTCTTGCCGTCTTTTTTAGCTTGACGTACAGCGTTAGCGTATGCATTGCCTTCGTCCATATTATCGATCATTTGTTCAATAACACCTTGGACAATATCATCTCTATCGTCATCAGCATGTAAGCCGTGTTCCATACCGTACTCGTTAATTTCTTGGTCAAGTTCTTGATCGCTTATGCCCATTGCTTTTGCTAGTGCCGGTTCTCCACCTTTTTCATATGCTGACATAAATTCGTCTGCCATCATATCTGCTTTGCTTGGCTCTGACTGTGGATCAAAACTTTCATCTGCAAACTGGCCCAGTGATTGATTAAACAGTTCTTCTAACTCATCTTCTTTAACACATGAGCCTTTTTCGCCACGCTTTTTGCCTGGTACTTTCTTGTAACCGTCCCAGCACTTGTCATACATCTTATCGTTGCCGTGACGTTCGCCTTCGTCTACTAGATCTTCTGCTGTTAATTCTTTTGCTCGAGTTGCTTCGCCTACTAGTTTGTAAATGTACGGAAATACATCTTGTAATTCTTCATTAAACTGTTTAATTGTTAGCTCGTCAATCCAGTTTGATTTTAAATCTTCAGGAACATCTTCATAAACTGGAGTTTCAAAAGATTCAAATGCTTCTTTGTAATAAGATTCTTTTTGTAAGTTTTGTACGGTCTTTTTAATAGTGTCAAGTCTTTCAAGTACTACGCCCATATATTCTGATAGACTTTCTGCCATTACACTTGAACGTCCCATATAAGTTTTAAACTTACGTAGTTTAGCTAGTTCTTCGCTTAGGCTTGTAATATGCTTACCAAAATCATCGTATGCATTACCTCCTTCACTAACGTGACGAGCCATTGCTCTTGCTCCGTTAAGATGTTTAAATGGATACTTAAATCTTTCTCCTTCTGCACTCTCAATATATATTGCTTCTACATGTTGAGTTCTTCCGGCAGCTAGTTCTTGATTAACAGGCTTTGAATGTTTAACTAGTAGTCGTGCATTTCCTATATCTTGATAGCTCTGTCTTGACGTGCCGTACATCTTTGATTCAGTCATTTGTTCATCTCCAGGGCGATTTGTTGCTAAAAATTTATAATCTCTTTTATTTAAGTTTGATTTATTAATATCTCTAGTATCAAAGTTTAACATACGCTTCTTTGCAAATACTCTTAATTCTTTTAAAAAATTAAACCAATCTTTTTTGCCTAACGTGTCGTCCTCGTCAATTAGTTCTTGACTGTATACTACAGCTACTTCTTTTTCGTCTAGACTAATACTTACTTTACCGTAGTTTTTGCCTGATTGAACATAATCAAAATCAAAGAATCTTGCTTGACTCGGCTCATTGGTTACATTGCCTTCAGCGTCACCAATAGTAACACTTGGAAAGCGTCCTCGAATCTTATTAAAAAGTTCTTCTGATATTAAATCTAACTTCTGCATAATGTATTTATCAATAGTTGGTACTTATAAAGATTGGCATTGGTGGTTCATAGTTTTCGTCTGCTTCAATTTGATTAAAGGTATTATACACTCTAGGATCCCAATCTTTAAGAACACTCATCATCCTAAGTATTAAAAGTAATGCACTTACTAAATCATCAGTTTCACCGGGTTTGGCCTTGTAACTAGATGCTGTGGCAACAAATGCTTTTAATTCTGATATAAGTGGCGAAGAGTTAACCGTCATTTTATCGTTTTCTATCATAGTTTTTAATCTAGCACATGCTGTTACTTTTGTACTGTGTGTAGTATTAAAACCTTTGCGGAACTTACGAACGTGTCCTTTGCGTATAGGTTCACTGACAAACAAACCCGGAATGTTTTCTTCTCCAAAGTCGTTTATAACGATTAGGGCAGCCTCGCCTATACTATTGTTCTCCACGCTCCAGTAAATTCCTGTCGGGTTATTTGTTTCTTCTGCAATATATTTGCATATGTCAGCAAGAACTCTTACCTGGCCAGGTATAGCTGTAGTATTATGTCGCCATTCTGCTACTTGTTCATAACTTGGTATTTCGAATACTTGTATAGCAGCATAGTCGCCACCTGTACCCATACTAGGATCAAGTGCAATAGCGTATGTATACTGACTTGTTGGTTTTTTATACCAACGTGTTTGTCCCATATTCATAAGAGGCTTTTGACCCTCCATTGTAGCAAGTTTTAAACTATTAATAAGTGTTTCGTCAAATACTAAGAATTCACAACCATATTCTCGTCTAAACTTTTCTTCACCAATACGTCCTATTTCTGCTTCTTTCCATTCTTCATCTCTATCCGGATGTTCTTGCCATTCTGCTCTAAATGCATGAAATCCATTTATACCAATTTCTTGTTCATTTCCATGAGCATCAAATTTATCTTCTGCTTGTTTCCAGATAGTAGCAAATGTATCTTCGTCCGAGTTAGGTGTACTAGTAATAATAGCACGACCACCTGTTGCTAGTGTAGGTGAAATCGATGTCCAAAACTCTTCCGCAATGTTGGGCATAACAAACGCAAACTCGTCACAGTATAGTAATGAAATTGACATACCACGTCCTGTGTTGCCTGTTGTTGTTTGACTTACAATACGCGATCCGTTTTCAAACTCAATACTACCTTTGTTATATGAAGTAACACCTGCACGTATGTGATCTTCGCAAGTTTCATATACATAACGTATACGTGCCATAATCTCCTGAGCACCTGTATACTTGTGTGCAGCAATTAGTATTGTCTGATCTGGATTAAACATTGCATACCAGCACAAATAGATAGCAGCACAGGTAGTTTTACCTGTTTGTCTAGGCATCATATTAATATTAAAACGATAACTATGATACGAATGCATCAAACGTAGTTGATATTCGTAAGGATCAAACAACAATTTACCTTTTACAGGATGTTGTATATATGCGAATTTTTTAGCAAAGTACAAATACCCGTTATCAGGGTCCATACACTGTGCAAGATCATTTATTTGATCTTCAGTATACGTTTCTCTTGTATTAGCTTTTTTTGTTAAAACACCATCTAATGACTTACTCATGAAAGTATTTAACCAAAAAAATAGCGCCTTCTGGCGCTATTGAGTTAAATGACTTCGAAGCCTACTACGCCAACTTCTCGTGCCCTATTGAGAGCTTCGTCAAGCGTCCAACCTTCAATATGTGCTACTACTGAAATAGGAAATTTTGATGCTTGTACATCAAGTGCTACTCTACGAAGTATTTCTTCGTTAGAATGTCCTTCTGCTGTATAAAATGCAACTCTTGCATTATATTCTGCTTCTGTAGTAATCGGATCCATTGTTTAGTCCTTATTTCTTAGTTCTTCGTATTGAGCTTTTAGATTATTGTAAATTTCGTTTTCAACAGCCATTGGATTATCTCCGTCTGCTGCTGGTCTGTATTGTCTTTTCTTGCGATTAATACCACCTGAAAGATCTTGTGTCATTGTTGTATGATCACTGTATTGCTCGTCTGGTTCGTTACTGTAACCTTCTTCAGTTTCTTCGTCACAACAGCATGGGCTTTCGCCACATTCTTCACAAGGTGTTTCTTCCATTTCCATATCTGGGCCATCTACAGCTTTACGTAGACGCTCCATATCTAAACGCATTGGCATCATTTCTGGATCAACTTCTTTTGCTCCACCTAGGCCTGCATTTTTCATCATGTCTAACAAATCAGCAACATGTTCTTTACCACTTGCATTCATGTTAACATTCACTGTTACTGGATTACCTTCGTCTTTTGGCGGCATTGGTGGCATTGACGGCGACATCATGCCTCCTTCGTCCATTCCACATTCAGTTGTTGTTTGTTCACTTTCCAAAAGTGTCATCTTTTGGATCATTTCCTTCATATTCATAGTTAACTCCCTACTACACTTTTGGTTTGTTCTTCTTCACTAATGTCCGCAGATTCACCTTGAGGTACACCGTCAGTCGGTTCGTGTTCGCGTTCTTTTCTAGCTGTTTCTAGTTCTTTTAACAGATCCATTACTCTGTTACCTGCTACATCACCCTGAGCACTTTCACCGCCCATATCTTCAGTGTCCATTAACGGTTCATATGTACCATCGGATGTGTCTTCTTGATATTCTTCTTGAGGTGCTTGTAAGTCTCTTACAATAATATTACTTTGAGGTATGCAGCAGCACTGACCTAAATATTCTTGCATGACTTGTTGTGTTGTAGGATAATTTACTTCTGCTTCAAAATATGTTACTTCAATATTTTCTAATTGTGGAAAATCTAAAGGCTTTTTATTGATTGGAGTACGCTTACCGTCAGTTAGTTTTACTAGACCGTATTTTTCTAATGCAGATTTTATGTCTTCTACACAATTATCTGCATACTCTCCTGCAACACCAATTTTAAAATCGTATGTCTTTTTGCTTTCAGTTAAATATTCTACAAAATTTTTCATTATCATGCCTCGCTGTAAAATTATTTATCCAATTTTTTCAGTTTTTCAAGCAAACTGTTTCGATCAGTAACTACGTACCCTTCGCCATTCACTATATCACCGTCATTGGATCCTGCATCTTTATCCATTTTTTCTTTTTTAAGTTGCAATTCTATCATTTTTAACTTTTTATCCATTTTTGCAACCTTAGCATCTAAACTTGTCTTAAGCATTCCGCCTGCAACTTCAAATACTCTGCCACTATAGCGACTTTCAACGTTCATACCCAAATCCATTAGGTCATCATATGCTTGCATTGCTTTGTCTGCTACTTCATTAAGCTCTTTGTCAGCTAGTTCGCCTAGGCCTTTGACAGCAGGAAGCGCCGAAGCAATTTTATCAAACTCTGCAATATCTCGAAACGTTTGTTCTTGTTCGACTATTGCTGCTTCGTGTTTGTTGTCTTCTAATTTTTCCGATGTTTCTGCTTGTACTTCATTTGCATCGGGTAAATTTAGTAATTCTTCCAATTTTTTGGTCATTTTATGGTACCATTATATGCTAATATTATTTATCTATTTTCTTCGACCCTTGTGAAA